TGTTCATTGCTTCACTATCGTCTCCTCCTTTCTGGTTATCCTTATACACTACACGTTCTTTAATTAATTCTGCAATTACACATATATAAGGGTCATTCAATTCAAAACGAACACCAATAACACGCACTTGCACTTTTTGAGATTCTTTGATTTCTTGGAAATAAGTATTATTATAATGATGGTCACGCGCAATAAATACGTTAATCGGAACGTCTTCACGGTCGTCAACTACTTCGCAATGAATGCCTGCCTTGGTGATTGTTTTTACATCACAATTCATAATCATATTTTCAACGGGATAACACACACTACATTCAAATACTACCTGAAAATCTACCAGTTCATCATTAACAATGCCATTGGAATAAGAAACAATGCGAATGGATCCCTGTTTTATATACCCTTCCACATTACAATGTCCCTCTAATTGATGACGAAGACGAGTTTCCAAATTTTGTTTTATATTTTTTCCCAATTCTACATTAGATAAACTAACTTTGCGGGACAACAAAGAGTTGGTATATATTCCGTAAATTTTCTTTGACTTCTCCATTAGATATATAACTAGCATATGTTTATTTCATTAAATCAATTTTATTTTTTTCTCGGTGCACTAAAGACATCTGCGTGGATATAAAATAATTCTTGTGAGAGATACCATATTTGGTCTTTATCAAGCTGCTGAAAATGACGCAATAATAATTCTAATAAAATACACAAATCTTTGGATATGAATACGCTCTTACTTTTTTTACTAAGGTTAAATTTATTGGTGTGTAAAGTTGAAAACCATTTTTTAATAGACGCTGTATTATGAATTGATTTTTTAGTAATGCTATTCAAATATTTATAAAGATCTTCAATGGTAACATTTCCACATCGTTTTCCCGCATAGTTTCCTTGTACAGTCTTTTGTCTAAATTTAAATTCTAATAAATTACTGTCTTTGATATACGAGTGGAATCCAAAAATGTCATTAAATTTACTCATTGGTTTGTACAATAGATCCAATTCCTTTTTATAACGAAAATGTAAAGCTTCGTCTATTAATTCCCAAGTGGTCGTAAACTTATAGATTGACAATTTCTTGATTTTATTATCATAAAACACATAAAGGTTTTCGTGAGAAGGAAGTAGATGTTGTGTAATACAGTTTTTCACTTGCTTACGAATGCCATTACTATCCCCCTTTTTCAAAATATCTTCAAATATAGGGCGCTTTGTAACCCAATCCATCGTATCAAACCAATGGTCCACTATATATTGTTTAAACTGGTCTTCTGATACATTATGTTGGTCATATAAAAAGTGTTTTACTAACATAGAACGCGTATACCAATTATCTTTATCACCTTCATAGGTATCATTTATTAGAGCATCGACTATTTTCTCTAATTCAGAAAGTTGAGACGATATAACTTGTGTATTTACATCATCGGTCGCTTCCAATGTTTCCTGTCTTGAATCACCGGTAACACGAAATGGAACTTTTAGTTTAGTTTCTTTTTGCTTATATAGCAAAGGAACTTTTCGTTCATATAAAGAAATATATTCATCAGTGACTTCATAAGGCTGATATAAATAGTAATTATTACGATGTATCAAATACCCTTTACGATTATATTGGTCGTAAATAGGTTCTGCACGATTTCCTGAAAATCGCTGTAATACAAAGTCAATTTGCTCTTCTGGGTAAGAGTGTTTCGTATTAATTAAATTATATAAGGTCTCTTCTTTGAAATAAATCTCTTCTCGGAATAACTCTCTTATGCGTTTCGCTATAGATAAAGTATTGTTTTTGGCATAATATAAACTATTTGTATATTGATAATTTTTTTCACTATAATTATCTTGCAACATACATTTATACTGGCAATTTTCCATATAATCGCAAGCAGAACTATTTTTCTTGTCCCCTACGTTGAATACAAATGGGTATCTATTTGTTGATGTTACAATGTCCAAGGTTGTATTCATATTTTCTTCCGTGTAATTTACTTGAGAAGAGTTCAATAAGCAATCAACAGACAACTCTTTCATCATTCTGGTAACTTCTCCTATTTTTGTTGCCTTTTGTTCTGCGAAACGATATACATATAAATCTACAGTTTCTTTTCCTTCTATGGGTGTTGTAGCATGATGATAAATCTCTACATTTCGTTCCTCAAGGGGTAGGGCGCAATGACTGTTATTTCGGACACCTCTTCCTATAATTTGTTCCATGCGATTCATATTATACCATGGTTCCATCATATGGACTTGGCGAATGTTCTTGAAATCAAGTCCTTCTGCAGCTGCCTTGGTGATTAATACTACTTTTACACGACTACCATCTTTGTTATCTGCGCTGGTGATATATTTCAAATCTTCAATGTTATTAGCAGAAAAACTCTTATCTCCTGTAATCATAACATACTGAGCAGGTAAGAATGAACGAGACTCGATAAACATATCCTTTGTTTGCATTGTTAAACTATCTATCTTGGGACGTTTGTATTGACCGCTTAACAAACTTTTAGAACGCGTCGAACTACTATATTTCGAGAACCCCATTTCTTCCAACGCTAAGGCCATCGGTATAATGCCACCACTTAAATAATTGGAATAAATCATAATAATACCAGAAGCCCCTTGTTGAATAATATCTAATATCTTTTTGATTTTATGACTGTATTTGCCAATGTGTTGATATTGAAAAATAGGCTCCTTGATTTTATACTCGTAATCATAATTGCTCATTGTTTCCTTGTCATATTTATTAGTCATTATTGATTTCAACCCTTCTACACCAATTAATTTGTCCATAGATAGTTTCGTATAATCATCTTTTTCAATCAATTCGTTCAAATTAACAGAAGGATACACAATATTCAAAGCTTGTAAGGGTTTCTGTAAAAAGGTATACCCAAAAGTTTCCATATTTTCAAAATTACTATAATCATTTTTCTCTACTAATTTTTGTTTCATATATTCCATTATATAAGCATATCCTTTTGCTTGATATGAACCTATGTTGTGGGTGTAAAGATCCAAATGTTTTATTCCATCTGTTAATTCTGCACCATTCAATTGATATTTGGGATAGTCCTCAATAATATTTATGTAATTTTTGAAAGTGGCATTGTCATCATCATTGACAACAAACTGACTGGGATATAAACGATGAGGGAAGGTATATGGATTTTCGCCACGCACATAAGAAATGTAACCGTTTAACTTTCGTTGTAGCAATCTCAATCCTTTGTGTTCATCATCTTTGATCAGGTTGTCGTTTCTATCAAACACCTGACTAATTTGAATTTCACTACGTCCGTCAATACGATTAAGTAAATTAGTTATCCAAACAATTTCCTTGGGACTATTGTAAAGAGGAGTAGCGGATAATAATACTAAACGTAATGTATCAGAGTAAGTAGCAATATCAAATAACATGTCTACCAACACTTTATCTTTGTTGTCTTCCGACTTACGTATGTTATGAAATTCATCAATAATGAATACTGTATTGTTCAAATATTTTCTAACGCGACTTTCTTTCAATGTATTGATAGATTCTTCAGATGCTGATTTGTCAGAAAATGACATGATTTTATATATTTTATTTGCTAATTCACGATACCCAATGAAAACATAATTATCATTTATAATAGCATCAATAGATTTGACAATTTTATCAAAACTCATCTCTTTTGTTGCATTAGGATTTATTTCTTGTAATAATTTATTACCTATACACGTAGATAGATTCCATTGTCCATTTTCAAATTTTAGTTTTCGATCATCGAATAGTTGTAAGCGGAACCCCTTTTGAACTGAGGGGGATGCTACAATACAGATTTTACCAGTTAATCCAAACGTGGTTTTGTCAAAGCCCATTTGCTTTCTATATACGCGTGCTTCTTCAGCAATTCCAATGGCACTACATGTTTTTCCTGTTCCTAAGCCGTGATATAACAATAGAGAATTATAAGGAGTTTCAGGAGACAAAAAATTTTTCACAAATAATTGATGAGGCAATAATTCGAATTCAGCATTACACTTATTTTCAGATTGCTCTTTAATATCATATAATTCTCCATCATATTTGGTATTTACAAACTCTTGGCGCTCTGCTATTTTTTGTTGAAAGGTTGGATCATTTATTTCAGGATACAAGAATTCATAATCTGGTGCCTCTTGGGAAATATTAGCATAATTTTCGTGAATATACTTGTCTTGGTCTGAAGATGATAGTTCTTGATAGTCATTGTTATTGGATGTTTCATTAGGTGTAGGTATGTATGCTTCTTGTTCTTGTTCTTGTTCTTGTGCCTTCGATTCCTCTACAATACGTTCTACTTCTTGTACGGGTGTAGGTTCTTGCTCTTCTTCTGGTTCTTGTGCTGGAGTGGGTTCTGGTTCTGGTTCTTGTGCTGGAGTGGGTTCTGGTTCTTGTGCTGGAGTGGGTTCTGGTTCTGGTTCTTGTGCTGGAGTGGGTTCTGGTTCTGGTTCTTGTGCTGGAGTGGGAGTAGGCGATTTCTTAGAATTCTTCTTTGTTTTTCTAATATTGCGACGCCGTGTAACAATTTCTTCTTGTCTATCTTTTCGTTGACAAGTGCTTGTTTCGGTTTTCTTTTCCTTTCCATCGGCTGTCAAACAACGTGTCCCCCTTACGCACATTGCGTTTTCATCTCCACAATGTTCTCCCAATTGTTTTATAATTTTTCGTGTTTTATTGGTTTTAACCCCTCCTTTTTGTTGCAATTTAGTATTGGATTTCATTACTTAACATATAAATATATTCTTTTTACTTACATGTTACCAAAATTAACAAAACTTCACATAAGAATAATAACTAAGTGTTGTCTCTATATTATGGAGCATCTTCTTTTTTTCTAAATTATAACCCCGTATGGAATCCATACACTGACTATACGTTTTCCATTCCATCTTACTAACTTCACTTTTCTCGTAATTATTGTTAGGTGTTTCAAGAGTATTTTGTACAAACCCAATAAAATATTTGTGTTTATAGGATTTATAATTGGATCCAGTAAAGTTTTCTTCAAATGGTATAATGTTTTGAAAATTATGAATATGCTTCACAGACATACCAGTTTCTTCAGTGAACTCACGCATAGCACAATCAAAATCTTTTTCTTGATAATTACGTCTTCCTTTAGGAAATCCCCATTCAGGTTCTTCCCATTCGACATATTTCTTACTTTCTTTAATAAGGTCTTGTAGTGTCAAAAATTCTTCTTTATAATACGTTCCATTAACTAAGGTATTGAATTTATTACGAGATACACTTTCTTCACGCTTATATTCAGAAGACAATCTTTCTTCTCCCCACACCATATTCCACAGTTCATCAAAATTAAATGATAAAAGACGTTCTTTTTCTTGCTTTGTCATCTGTTTAATTATATTTATGATATATGCTTTATTACCAATGGTATATTTTCCGCGTATAAAATTAATATATCCCAATGTATCCTTACGACGTATCATCAAATATTCTCGTTCTTGTTTATTATTAAAACGAAATGCAATGATGCCTATACTTGTGATGGGTAATTTACATTGATTATAAGTATGACCTTCTTTACCGCAATTATTACAATAACAATAATTCATACGTCCGCTTCTTAATAATAAAATCTTCTTTTTATATAGTTCGTAATGGAGTTTGATCCTAATGTCTGGGGACCACATTATTGGTTTTTTTTACATACTGTTGCAGAATCTTACCCGTTGTATCCAAATGAAGTCACTAAAAAAAAATATTATGAGTTAATTCAAAACATGCCATTATTTATTCCCGTAGAAGAATTGGGTAATAAATTTAGTGCCATGTTGGATAAGTATCCCGTATCTCCTTATTTAGATAATCGCGATTCTTTTGTGCGTTGGGTTCATTTTATCCACAATAAATACAATGTATTATTAGGAAAACCAGAAATATCGCTTCCTTTAGCACTAGAACTTTATCGTGACCAATATGAAGAAAAGGGATTTATAAAGTTAAAACAATGGAAATATAAGAAACATTTACTATTCCTTTCGTTAATATTATTCTGTTGTCTCATTATCTATTACCTTTATTCATAATTTCTAGTAATACTATAAACAAAGTAAGATGAAATTAGAATTATTTATGATAGCAATTACAACTTTTATTATAGCCAACATATACAGTGATGGAAAATATCTTAAAATAATGTTGTCGTGGAAAAAATATTATCAAATGGTGGGAGTTGCATTCGGAGCATTCATGTTGTATATTCTAATAAAAAAGAATCCATTACGTGCCAAAGAAATGCTTACCACTTCCAATGAGGTAATAAAGCATCTTCCTATTGATAAAAATACATCCAGCATTATTTCACCCATATTAGATTTCACATCAAAACAAAATTTTGGGCAAGGAACACCTGGTAATCCTGTGATACCATTGTCTAACTATTCTACCCCTCAATATGTTCAAAACCGAGTGCTAAATTCAGGAAAAAACAAAACCAAGCGTTCTGTAAGTGAAACAAAAAAGAAATTCGTGGCATCCAGACAGAATTGGCACTGTAAAAAATGTAATAATCAGTTATCCGCATGGTTTGAAGTAGATCATGTTACTCGTTTAGAAAATGGAGGGTCTAATCATGTAGATAATTTAGTAGCACTATGTCGTGAATGTCATGGTGAG